AGGGATTATGGAGCACGCAGATGTACCTGCAATTAAAGATGCTACAAAACGTGCAATCACTTTACGTCTTTTAGAAAATCAACAAATTGCTTTAGATGAAGCAAACGTAACAGGCGCTAATGTAGATAACTGGGATCCAGTCTTAATCTCTCTAGTGCGTCGTACAATGCCTCAACTAATGGCATACGACACTATCGGCGTTCAACCGATGACTGGTCCAACTGGTCTTATCTTTGCAATGAAATCTCATTACACTGGCGAAGCATCAACTGGTGCTGAAGCATTAACTTTACCTGCTGGAGCTCCTAATACGGACTTCGCTGGTATCGAAACTGTGGGGTCTGAATCTGACGCAATGACAACTGCTCAAGGTGAAGCATTAGGTGGATTTGGTGGCGGTTCTACTACTTTCGCTGAAATGTCTTTCTCAATCGAGAAGTCAAGTGTTACTGCTAAGACTAAGGCTCTTAAAGCGAAGTATAGTATTGAACTTGCTCAAGACTTGAAAGCAATCTGCCGATGTTGCATCTGCTCTTGATATGGTTTCTCCTATGGCTGTTCCTAGCATGTCTCTTGATAATGGTGCTCAACCAGATGTTACTAACAACGTGTTTGTTGGTACTCTTGGTGGTAAATTTAAAGTGTTCGTTGACCAATTCGCTGCTGCGGATACGGTTATCGTTGGTTTTAAAGGCGCTAACATGTATGATGCTGGTATGTTCTACTGCCCATACGTTCCTCTTCAGATGATGAAGTCGATTGGTGAGGAAGACTTCCAACCGCGTCTTGGTTTCAAGACCCGTTATGGTATTACAATGAACCCGTTCGCTTCTGGCGCTGCTGGTGCAAATCCATACTTCCGTAAATTTACTGTTGTTAATCTGTAATAGTTAGTTAGGTTGTAAATATAAAAGCCTCCTTAATTGGGGGCTTTTTTTTGCCTGAAATAAGGTATTATAAATAGTAGCATGAATACACAAAATTTAAATCTAGCAAAAAGCACAAATTATAAATTGGTGATCGGGAGTTTACCTGGAGTCACTTTATGGTTGAAGACGGCGATGTTGCCTACGATTTCAGTGAATGAGATCCCTATTCCCGATCCAAGGTTGGGAAACAGGTATGTACAATCCAGCACAGCAGTTTGGGCGCCATTAATGGTGACCTTTCTGGTTGATGAGGATTTGAGTAACTATAATGAGGTCTTGGAATGGATGTATAGGGCAGGTGGTCCAGATGAAACAAAAAGGACGTATGATCCTGGTTTACTATACAGCACTGTGTCGTTACATATTTTAACTAATAACAAAAACGCCAGTGATATAGTGTACACTTTTCACAACGCATTCCCTACAATTTTAGGCGAATTGCAATTCAATAACGAGAATGCTGAAGAACTTTTGACGGACATCACGTTACAATTCGATTATATGTCTCTAGATAAAGTTATTTAATTCTTGACTTTTGAGATGAAGTAGGGTATAATAGGCTTTATGGATATAGAACTACTTGAAAAACAAGTCGATAAAGATTTGTACCTCGATGAAACGATACTTGCAAAGGAATCGTTGATAACGCCTACAAAGCACAATAAATACCTCAAAATGGTATTGCGGGAACGTTTGAAATTGAAGAAATTGAAAACGGAACTATATAGAGTGTCATTGGGCAGAACTAATTATTACAACGGAAACGATCCAGACCCATATGAATATGTGTTGAAGGAAAGAGAAGTTAAGGAATACGTTAAGATTGACCCAATAGTGGTGGAGGCAGATGCGCGCGTCGCACTACAAGAGGAGTTAGTCAAGTATTTGGATGAAGTTTGTAAAATGTTTACAGTGAGGGGATTTGCTATTAAGAATGCTATAGACTTCCTTAAATACACGCAAGGTGTGGTATAATTAAATTATGAGCGATATAGTAGTAACAATAAAGGACGATGTGTTTTTACGAGTAGAGTGTGAAGTTGGGTTATCCCATGAACTCTCTGATTTCTTCACCTTTGAAGTTCCCGGAGCGAAGTTTATGCCTGCTTACAGAAGTAGAGCATGGGACGGAAAAATACGTTTGTTTAACGTGTTCGGCGGTGAGGTTTATGTAGGACTTTTGAATTATATCATCGAATTTGCTAGGCATCGTGATTTAACAATCGACTATCCAGAGAAACATCACTCCTACACTATAGAACAAACAGAGGCCATGGTTAATGGACTCCTACCATGCGTTTCAGGAAAACCGATACAACCCTACAGCTATCAAATAAGTGCAGTAAACCACGCTATTAATGATGGTAGAGCGTTGATGGTATCTCCAACGTCTTCAGGTAAATCGTTTATGATCTACTCGTTGTTACAGCACTACAGAAACGTCATAAATGAAAAGATTCTAATCATTGTACCAACTACATCTTTAGTTGAACAATTATACAAAGACTTTAAAGACTACGCGTCTGAATTAGATCCAACGTTCTCCGAGGACAACGTTCATAGAATATATTCAGGTAAAGAAAAAGTAACAGATAAACAAATTATCATCACAACGTGGCAATCAATTTATAAATTAAAGAAATCTTTCTTTGATCAATTTGGTTGCGTTATCGGCGATGAAGCACATAACTTTAAAGCAAAATCATTAACAAGTATTTTAACGAAAATGACGAACTGTAAATACAAGTTCGGTTTCACCGGTACTCTTGATGGGACTACGACTCACAAGTTAGTCCTTGAGGGGTTATTCGGTGCCGTTAAAAGTGTTATTTCCACTAAAGAATTAATGGATAGTGATACGATAGCGAAGTTACATATTGAAGCAATTACCCTAAAATATGATGAAGAAGAAAGAAAGTTCGTCAAAGGAATGTTGTATCAAGAAGAAATTGATTTCCTAGTCGGGCATGTTAAAAGAAACAAATTTATTTGTAATCTAACGTTAAGTAGATCAAAGAATACGTTGGTGTTATTTCAATTCGTCGAAAAGCACGGAAAACACCTGTATAATTACCTAAAGAAAACAGATCCAAACCGTCCTATATTTTTTGTGTCGGGAAGCACTTCCGTTGATGAAAGGGAACGTATTCGGGAGATTACTGAACTTAGCGACAACGCCATTATTGTAGCAAGTTACGGAACATACTCTACGGGTATCAATATTCGCAACTTACATAATATCATATTCGCTCACCCGAGTAAATCTCGCATCAGGAATTTACAATCAGTGGGTAGGGGATTGAGAAAGTCGGAAGGCAAGGATGTAGCAACATTGTTTGATATAAGCGATGATTTGTCTATGAAGAAACATAAAAACTTTTCATTGAAACACTTCATTGAAAGGATAGAAATTTACAATTCGGAGAAATTCGATTTCAAACTACGGAGTATTAAATTATGAATATATCAGTTCTACACATGAAGCACACGGGCGTAGAAGTTATTTGCGACCTAATCGAAATGAGTGAGCAAAATATGGCGGTCACTATAAAAGACCCTCAGACAATTAGTGTCGTTTCACAAAAAGGTAATAACATCGAACTGGGGTTCACTCCATTCCTTATGAATTGTAAGGATAACGTGATTCATATATCACTAAATGATATTTTGTTCATCGCTGACGCCAGCGAGCAAATTTCAAAGCAATACGATTCTATGTTCGGTAGTAAAGTAATCACACCATCAAGCAGAATTATTCTTTAGAATAATCAAGAAAACTCTTTACTTTCATTCAAAGATGTAGTATAATACACCTAATTGTTCCCGTAAACTTTCTGCCTTGATTATACCAACAAGGATAGTAGCACTTAGTGTGAAGTGAGCAGACTATAATATTCGACAAACTGAATTGAGGTCTGTAATTTGATACCATCGAACAAATGGTTAGATAATTAAAATAATCGTGTCAGGACGAATGACTTGAATAAAGTTAAAGTCCGTTAGAGATAAATGAATCGACATTTAGTGGCAAACAGGAAACCGTAACCTGTCTCTAAAATAACTTCGTCTAACCTTCTC